CTCGCTTTCTCGCGCCGACCAGCTTCTTCTTCTTCTTCCATTTCTGTCGTGCACTAATCTTTTTGCCGCCAATGGCAGCGAAAGCAGCACAATTGGATCCATGGGGCGCATCAGCGCCCCGTTTCAACCGAGGGTTTTGGATGATTACTTCATCATCCGATAAGTACCCTTCAGTACTTACTATCGTATGCGAGCCATTTAATTGGTGGTTTGGCTCATATCCGGTACAACCGGTACACAACATCTCTTCAATGGTTTGGTTTGGTTCAATTTTAATACTCATGATAATAAATTTGTTACGGCTTCCCATACCCATAGATACATTCTTTGACGTTTTCATGCACACTTAACCACATGCAATACATACTACAAACAATTGGATTAACTCAAATAATAGATCCAAGACAGTCCCAGGCCCGTTGGAAGGGCGAGACGCGTATTCTTATCCTAACCAGGGAAGTAAGATATACGTGAAACACTGAAAAGGTTACTACTATTATACCAAAAATCTAATATCATACACAGTGGTGTGCTAAATACAATCCCCCCGTAAGGGGTGTATAACACGATACTTGCTTCACTAAACAAATAGCAATACTCGTATTCACCAAATATACTCTCTATGACTAATTGCAAACGACAGATCACAGACTCAATTCTAAATTAAGTATCAACTTACACCCAACTACCCTAATTGGGAGGTGACTTCTGATTCAAAATAAGAAAAGAGAGACTGCTCACTGCTTCCATGCAATTACCAGCGCGCACTGGTTTTGAATAGCTAAATTAGCTAGCGCAGTTGTGTTACAGATCTACATCAGACCACTAACACACAGTTTATGTAAACCGCCCGGACATTTACATTCCCTTCGCAAAACTTCCCAATATCAACAACAATCGGGATGGTTCAATACTTTTATATCACGAACCGTAGTACCAAGACTACTTCATAATGATACCGCGTACTGCTGCACATCACAGCATACACGGACATTTTGTATAACAAAATGCCTAGGTAACAAATACCTTACGCAAAACAACATGGACATCAACAACATTCCACAATTTTTGAAACTCTTCAAAAATATCCTCGACCTAGAGGACTGATAAAAAAGGTGCACTTTTAATAAAGACCCCTGTGAATAATAGAAATATAAGATATATATATACATATGATATATATAAAATATAGACTAGTAAACACAGGTAAGAAATATTGACGCAGCACATGCTACATCAAATAAGCGGGGGGAGGC